TTCTTCCATGTAGTCAGTACCGCTTTCGTAGTTGACTGAGAAGAACTCTTCAAACTCGTCTAATATAGCTTGATCGTCTCGTAAGTTAATAATGTCTTCGTAGTGTGTTTTAATAAAATCTACAGCAATAGAAGTAGGTACTGATTTTTCTCTTTTGACTAAATCAATTACCTGTCTTACTATTTCTTTTTTATCTTCATAAGGATCTAAAGTATGATCTATATCTTCTTTTAGAGTAGCTTTCTTCATTGCATTAAAAGTATCTGCGTCTTTAGCTCCTCTTTTAGTTTCCTTCATCTTATCATGCTTATCTACTTTAGCTGATTCACCAGCCATAAGGTTGTAATAGAATGCTTGATCTTTTTGTAAGTTAAGGATAGTTTGCTGTCTAGCTTTAATGTACTGTTCTTTTGTGACAACTCCAGAAGAATCAATACCAGCTTTATTCAGTTCATAGTTAACTCCTCTATCAATACTAGTCAAAGAGAAATTATCTTCTGGTGATTTTATGTGTCTGATATCTTTTAGTTGATTTTCAGAAATCATTCCTCTATTCTTTAGAATCTGTACTGAATCGTCGAATCCATTAGATACTGTTAAATAGTTAGGGAACGCTTGCTTCATTTGGCGTAAGAACTCCCCTTTAGCCATTGAGCCTTCTAGTACGGAGTTATATTTTTCAGTTGCTGTCATGTTTATACTTCTTTGTATCCTTGTTTCTTTAATGTCTTTTTAGCTCTTTTTGCATTCCCAAAAGCGAAAGGAGTAGCATAATTCATTCCTTGTCCAGGAGTAAATGTAGCTGAACCGCCAGTAACGTTTGCTTCGTCTAACTCTTGCATTACTTCTCTAACTAATGATACTACTTCTGATCTCTTCATTATAGAGTCTTAAGTTCATTTACTAGGTCGTAATACTGCATCAAGTTAACTAAGTGGCTATCACTTATCGCATCAGTCTTCTTTAACGGAACAATTGCTTTAGAAACTTCTTCTAATTTAATCTTAACTACCTTATCTTTTACTTTATTAGCAAATTTACCTACTTGTTCAGATATTTTATTTAACTCCTCATTAACAATGTTTCGTAAACGTGCTTTTGAGTTAACTGAGGTAATAAATTCTTTAAGTATGTACTTTTGTTCTGGTAGTAAGTTCTTGTAGTTGTCGTTAAACTTCTCTAATAATATTTTAAAAGTTAACAATCTTAAGTCCTTATCGTACTTCGAATACTCTTCTATTAAGGTATCCTTTACGCTATCCTCGTTTTGCTTTACCGCAGTAAGGTGCTCTAATATTGTTAACTTATTATCTACTAAATATTGTGGGTCTACCATTTCTGCATTATTCTGTGCTTCTAGTAGACAATATAGTGCAGCAAGAGCTTTATAGTCTCTTACCGATATGCTGAAAAACTCCTCTAAGTTATAATGTTTCTTAATCTCAGAGATAAGTTTATATTTTTGTGATTTAAGTAGCTTTTGATCTAGTTTTCTAGATACTTCAGTTATTGTAGAAAGAATAGCTTCTGCTTTTCTTTGTGCTACTCCATTTGCTTTGATTACAAGACTATACATCTTATATTCTTTGGCTAATGTAGATCTATTCGCGAAATACTCTCGTATAATGCTTACAGCCGGTGAATTCTTATTACTAAGAGTATCAGCGGCAATCTGCTTGACTAATAATTCGAATATTAGCCCAGTATTTTTATACTTGGAATGCTTTATTTTCATTATACACGTTTACTATTATAAATATGCACTACTTACCTAAATCTTTAATGTTCTCTTCACTTAGTAGACCAGAAGTGTCTTTATCACTGTCTTTTTTAAAGACAATCTGTTTTAAGTCACTAAGTTGACGATGTAATATTGATTTGGCTTTCGTTTCATTTACGTTATCTGCATCGCTGGGGAATCCACCCTTCATGCCATGCTGTCCTAGAGGATCTCTTCCTCCTAAGGCATCATTTGTTCCATATACGGATGCTTTTTCTGTAGGTCTACCACCTTCTGGTCCAGGCTGTCCCCAATCAGGAGTTTCATCGTAGCCTTTTGGAACTTCATTAGCGCTTCCTCCTTTAGGAGTAGATGTTGATCTTCTACCGTACATAGATGCTAAATCATGTGGTGTACCATAAGTCATACCTGAGCTAGCTGGATCGTTCCCTTCACCTTCAATTTGTGCTCTTCTAAATCTACGTTTCTCATCTTCAATCATTAAGTCTCTCATTTCCATATAAGAGTCTTCAGATAGATCAAATATATTTTCATAGATATAATCTGATGAGAATAATTTAGAATCTTGCATTTGAGCAGCTAAGTCTACTTTCTCTTTAAGTAGTGCTACTTTTTCTTGTTCAAAGATGATTGATGGTGTAGTTAGTTTAATTTCAAAATTAGTTAAACTCTCTCCTTGAAAACCTTGTGTGTATAAATGTACTAATGCAATCTTAGTTAATTCAGACTCCATTATCTTTTGGATTCTTTCTACTGTTCTTGCAAATCGTATATCTTCTGCCGCTAAAGTAGCTTTACCGCTTAAGTCACCTTCGTAACCAAAGTAAGCTTTAGGTATCTTTAATGCAGCAAATAACTTAGCCTGTAAGTATTGTACGTCAGTAGTACCATCATATTCTAAGCCTTTAGTTGTCTCTATTCTTGTTGAAGTATCTCCTCCTCTGACTGGTAGATAGAAATCTTCCATCATATTCTGCATGTTAAACTTCAAGTTATATTGTCCTGTATTAGGATCAACATAAGGAGTCTTCTTCATACTGTTAATAGTAGTCTGCATAAACTGCTCTACTTCATTAGGAGGAATTGAACCTACGTTAATATAGAACATTCTCTTCTCAGGTGCTCTCATTATACGATGAATTAACATCGCATCTTCCATTAATGTAGTTTGTTTAAATATCTTTCTTGCTGGCTCTAAATAAGATCTACCGTAAGGTAAGTAATGTACATCAGATATTAATCTGAAGTGAGCCATTTCGTAATTATCTATTTTTATTCTACTTGACTGCTTACTATTAGGTAAGTAGTTAGTATCTGTAGATGCTGCTATTCCGTCAGGATCTAATTCGAATTCTACTTTATTAGGATTCTCTTCATCATGTCCTTCTAAACGAGCAATATGATAAACAGTATAAGGAAGTACGTTATATACTCCAAACTTCTCTGCTATCTCTAACTTCAAGAAAAAGTCTCCATACTTACACATCTGTCTAGTCCAAGACCATAAGTTAAATTCTATGTTTAATACGTCATAGAATAGATTATAAAGAACTCTCTGTATATTTTCATCTGAAGATTTAATTGCTAAAACTTCGTTTTGATCATTTTTTACTGAAGCTTCATCTGCAATTACGTCAAGTGCTGATGCTATGATAGGATCTGTATCCATTGCTTCATAGTCAGAATATAACTGAATCCTAAGTGTCTGGTAGTTTAGGTTAGGATTAAAGATGTTAGCTTTATTATACGTGTACAGTCTAGTAAACCTATCCATTAAAGAATTAGTCTTAACTTTACCTGTAGTCTGTATTGATTGTGTGTCCGCTACTTTTAACTGCGTTCCACCAACGTTTCTAATAACTACGTCGTTAGAAAATAGTCTCTGAAGTCTTCCGAACAATGATGTATCTGCCATCTAAAATATATTTTTATATAAATAGTCTATTTTAATATCCAACTGATATCTTCTGTTGTACGACCATTATCTACAATATAAGGATTATTTTGTTGGGATCCAACTGATTTAATGACTGCTTTGTTTTTAGCATTAAGGTTACTAAAAGAAGATAGCTGTGCTCTTGCTAAGTCTATTCCTTGCTGTCTTAATCTAAGTGCAGTATCTCTTACATATAGTGCAGTTGCACATGAAATGATAAGGTCGTCGTTATACCTATCTTGTGCTTGTGCTTTTCCGTTTTTCCAAACAAATACTCTCATTTCAGACATAAGTCTTTTTGATTGTATAGTTGCAGAATGATCTCTTATATACTCTATCATCTTAGCTATTACTAATGGTCTAGTTCTAGCCGACATTGTAAAGCCTGGTACTAATTTATCTCTTTCAAACTTATGCATATAAGTCTCTACTGTCTCCATGTTATTAGTTGCACTATAGAATAAGTTACGATATTCACGTTCCATTACCTGTTCTATAGTAGCCCAACCTATATTAGCATTTTCAACTACTAGCAATGCTTCATTGTACTCTGCTGCAATTCCTACTAACATATTACCAAAATCTCTTGGAGCTATTTTACCTTTGTACTCCCCAACTTGAGTAGCAGTTTCTATATCAAATATGTGAAATGCAGAATAATCTCTTCCATCACCTCGAGCAACATCTGCTACAACCATATACGATTTAGTATAGTCTACTCCTTCCCATACCCAGAAATTACCATCAACTCCTCTTCTTTCTAAAGGATCTTTCTGGTAGGTTTGTTCGTAGAAAGCCATATCATCTGGTTCAAATACCGTATCACCGGATGCTAAGAAATCACAATCACATTCCTGTCCTGCCATCTTAGGTCCTAAATCTGCATTTTGTTGTTCTCTCCAAGCTTCATTTCTCTCAGGATGAACTGTCCAGGGTAATTTAATAGGTAAGAATGAATTCTCACCGCTTTCTGCTTTTTCCCAAGTTTGATGGAACCAGTTACCAATACCGTTAGGAGTTGATAGTGCCATACATTGTCCACCTGTAGCTAGTGTTTGTTGAGCAGCTGCAAACGTTTCGTCAATGTTATCAATAAAGGCGGCCTCATCAATAAGTAAGAGCGATACCGCTTCGGATCTTGCTGCATCAGCATTAGATGATTTCGCTGTAATTTTAGATCCATTTTTAAGTCTCAGTGATAATTTGTTTTTCTCTAATGCAGGTAGCTTTAACCATTTAGGTAGCTGATCATACATAAACATCGTCTTTGTAACTAAGTTACGTGCAGTTGCTTGAGTTGTTGCTAATGCTAATACGTTCTTATCTTTATGAAATAACATCAACCATAAACTATAAGCAGCAGCTAAAGTAGAAATACCAAGCTGTCTTGACTTAAGAGTAATAAGGTATTGATGATCTTTAAATAAGTGTAATACTTTACCCTGAAATGGATATAAGTTAAATAAGATACGGCCACGAGTAGGATGCTGTATATAGCAATACTTCTTCATGAAATAGGCTGGATCTTTAGCACACTTAATATACTCCTGTGCTATTATTTTCTTTATATCTTGTGCCATAACTTACCAATTAATAA